GGATAAGTAGTAGCACCATAGGTAGCAGTAATCTGCACCTTTTTCATAGGTGTCAATAAATTAAAATATGGCCCCGATGGATTCTGTGGGTTAAAATCACCATTTTGATCTACTATTCGTAAAGTCATTGTGCCAGTCTGGAATTGATCGCTTAATGCGGTGCGGCCTCTGTTAGTTTCAATTCTATTAACCCGATTAGATACATCAACAACAACGCCGCCTGGATCTCCTAAAACGTTTGTACCTAAAATACCTGTATCTAATATCATTACTTGTGCAAAACTTGGGCCAGTATTAAAATTTATAAAAGCATTTACTACAGGTACTGTCATACTGCCAAGCTTCCATTTGCAGAAGTGCTATAACCGCTACGATCTGCTATTTGAATACTCTCGGCTATAAATTGAGCAAACCTATCGCCAGATTGTGCGGTGTCTACAGTTATGCGTATGTCTTGCGCTGTTGCCCTCATGCCTGATAATGGATCGTATCTAAACCCTGTGTTTGATAAATCCTGTGGTGTAACAGTTAGACTTGATAGTGGATCATAAGGTGTCATTGGGCCAGTAGTGCCTCTACCCCTGGCTATTGCATCTGCTTGCGCTTGATACCTAGCAGACATGCCAGCCAGCGCCATAGACTCTCCAAGTGTCAAACCTAAAGCCGTAAATTGATCTATCAAAGTTTTAATCATTTGATCGTATTTATCTGGATGGCTAGATAATGCTTCTGCAGCTTTATTAGCAGCATCGGCTAACTTCTTTAATGCATCCGCCGCTTCCATCTCAGCCAATAGCTTCTTAGCTAAAGCTTCATTTTGATCTAGTATGGCTAGCTGTGCTCTTAAACGTAGTTTAGTTTCATCGTCTGTGGCCACATTAAGCGCCTGTGTTAAACCTATGCGCTCTAGGTCAAACTTCTTTTCTAATTCTTTTAAGTTTTTATTCTCTATATTATTCTTTTGATTAATAATATCATATTCTCTTTTGCGTGCTTTCTCTAAGAGTTTAGAAATCATTAACTCTTTACTTAATTGCCTAGTACCGCCAAGCTGTGAACTGCCTTTGCCAAAATCTTTTGTTGCTAAACCTGCTGCGGCACTACCACCAACAATAGTAAATGCAGCTGCAACGGCTTTGGAGTTTCTACTTAATATTGCAACGGCTAATAAACCTGCTTTGAAACTTGGATTATTTAATAAATCATTAAATCCACGAACTAATTTAGCCAGTTCTTTAATAGCAAACGCTATGTTATCGCCTAAGTTTTCAAAGTTATCTGCAAGGTTTTCTATAGATTTATCTTTACTAAGAATTACTAGAGCATCTACTATGCCTTCTCCAATAGCCTTTGTAGCTTCATCGGCACTCTTTTTAAGCATATCCATCTTGCCTGCATAAGTACCTAACCTGGCGGATGCTTGACCTGAGAATCTTCTTTCAAGCTCTTCCATGATCTTATTCATGTCGCCACTAGCAAGGATATTTTCGTCTATGCCTGTATTAAGTCCTCTTAATGCTTTAGTCTGACCTCTTACACCTGCTGATATTGCACCTACTACAGTTGCCAGGCTTTGTCCAGTACCAGCGCTTATATCTAAAGCGGCTTCTAAAGATCTTTGTGCTAAATCAACTGAGCCAGTAACGTTTAATAATGTTTGAAATGGGCCACGTAGATCTGTAAGTATTGCGTAAGTTTTTTCTAAATTCTTAATATAATCTTCTACTTCGGTAGCCCTAAATGCGTTGCCAGTATTTTCTAGTTGCAACTGTAATGACTTGGCCGCTGCCTGATCTTCGGCAAATGCTTTAACTGCCTTTTTACTAAACGCAACAATAGCGGTAGCACTAAAGGTAAAACCTAAGGTACGTGCTAAATTCTTTAACTGCTTGTCAAATACATTGACATCTTGCTTGGCTTTTTTAAGCGCCTTACCATTCCAGGTAGCGAGTGCGGATACGACTACATTGGCCACTATGCCACCTTCTTTAATTCTGTTGTATCGTTAAAATAATCAGCTGTAGCAGTAATGGCTTTAAGAATAGAATCATAAATCTTAGGGCTATCTTTAGCCCAAGCTCTGTAGATCAAGCGACCTTTAGTTTTAGCCCCACCACTTCTAACGTCTTTAATCTTTGGTTGTGATGTAAGGGGTGGCATATCTGTAACGAATTGATAGCCAGCAAATGGGTTATTAGAATTATATGATGATGTAGATCTACTTCTACTTTTAGCGCTACCAGATTTCTTAAATGCTAATGTGCCACCACCAGGATTAATAGATGTAAATGGCGCTCTACCTTGTGGGTTTAATCGGCCTGCGGTTTCATAAATACGACCAGCTGCGTTAATGTTGTAGACATAATTTTCTACTTGAAAACCATTTTTGAATCTTCTATTTTGGCCTTCTTTGTAACCTATGCCACCACGCACGCTATCAGCATTGTATTTTGGGAATGGTCTGTAATCTATCTGTGAAGATACTGGCTTAGACCAGCCAGATAGTACTTCTGCATTACTGGGCACATACCCTTTAGCAGTAGCTTCTACCTGGCGCATTTGTGGATCTAATACTTTTTTAATTCTGTTATACATATCCTCATCAATAAAGCTAAGGCCTTTCATGACCTCTTTAACGCCTACGACCTCTGTTGGCATTTTTGATCTCCTTAGCTCTATCGGTTAATACTTGTACTATCGCCCGATACATCTCCGAGTCCATATAAATAAACTCGCTAGGCGGTATTCCAGTTTCTATAGAAAGTTGAGCGATATTATAGAAAACAGAATCCCGCTCTACTATTTTTTTTCTTCGTCTAATACCTCGACAGTTTCTAGGCTGTCTATAAACTCTGCATTAAATAAAGATACTTGTGCACCAGATCTGCGTAAGCACTCCCAGGCAAGGTAAAATATGTGGGTTTGCTGTTCATGCTCACGCAACATCTTAGAAATTCCTGCACCATACTTCAACTCGAAAGCGTATTCGACACCTGGTGTTATTTTGTGTTCTGTGACTTCACCATTAGCCCTTGTTATCTTTAGCTTTGCCATTATTACTCCTTAGTTAAAATGGTACCGAAGATGATACTGTTATTGCGGAGTTTAGCGTAAAGGTCACGCTGCTACTTGCAATTTCTGAGACGCCACCAGTACCCAGTGGGGTAAGGTTGTTGACCAAGATTGAAAATTGGTAAGTAGGATTTGAAGCTGAGACAGTAGTACCTTTAACAGTAATTACTGATACAGATAAAGTCTGACCAAATGCAGCATTTAAGGTTTGCATTACATCGGCAGAATCCCAGTCGTTGAGAAAGTCGATGGTAAATGAACCAGATGATAGGCCCTGCACGAAGCGATGTGCGGAATCTGACATGGTTGTAATTTCTAGCTCGTCTACGATTTGATTGATAACAGCGCTTGTAACAAGATCGCTAATATCGACAGATGGTGTAGTAGGCGCAGCGGCAGTAGCCAATTTAACGCCTACTTTGTTATTTAGATATATGGCCATTGTTATTCCTCTTCTTTCTTAGGTTGTGCTTTTTCTTTTGGTGCTTCTTTTATTTGGCCTGTCTTAATTAAGAAGGCTAAATCATTTGCTTCACTCATTTTAACTCCAGCTCGTTAGGATTGATACTGTTATTTCAGACACCAATAAATCGCCACTTTGAGCGCTTACGATTGCTGGAGCCGAAATGCTTGATATATTAAGTGTTAGGGCTGACGCTTCTAACTTTGTTACTACGGCTACTATGTAATCTTCCATACCAGCCAAATTACCCTGGTTATCTAACGCAGGTTTAGTGATTAAGATTCTAAAGTTTGCTAAAGGTAATACTGTTACATGATCGTTATTGCTTGGCACTATGTAAGGATCGCCAGGGGTAATCGCTACTGCATTGGCAAGTAATGTAGCTGGTGGAAATGCAAATACTGACCACACACCAGCATTGGTAAGATCTGTGGCTAGTGTGCTACGTAGTGTGGTAATCGCAGCTGGCATATTAACCTACCAGTGATGCAGGTGATGAATACGGCTGAATGAGGCCACGCACTCGGTTAATCAGCTGATAACCCATCCGATATGGGCTCGCACTGACCCCATCCATACCGACCCCGCCTGTCTGGCTGACTTGTCTAGCTTGCCAGATGTCCACGGCTATGATCATTGCCGCTTCTCGTATTGCAGGGGTTGTCGCATAAGATTGGGTCTTGTGGTCTGGGCCTGTTGCCACTCCATAAGGTACTACTTTGTGAAAGTTTTGATCTGCACCATTTTTAATATATTGAACAAATGAATATCCATTAGGGTAATTGGCTTGGCCATATTGATACATAAATACTGGGATTAAACTTGTAGTGCCAGTGCTAGGTGGTATTGTGCCAGTAATTGTAACTGCGCC